AGCCGAGACTGGAAACGATGGTGCCTGACCATGCCGGCTCACTAGCTGGACTTGTGGGGGACATGGCAAAACAGATACTTCACATTGACATGATGCCCTGGCAACAGCATGTACTTGAAGGAATCTTGGCCGTGGATGCCGATAACAAGTTTGTGCATCGCTCGAGCCTTGTGTCGGTTGCGCGTCAGAACGGTAAGACCACAATTATCCAGGCGCTCATTCTCTTTTGGCTTGTAGAAATGCCCAAGATACGTGGCGGTAAACAGACCGTCGTATCTGGTGCCCATCGACTAGACCTTGCGTGTCTGTTGTTTGATGATCTTGCACCAATCCTTGAAGAGTACTACGGCGCCAAGATTGTCAAGTCGTACGGCCGTTATCAGGCCACCATGCCAGACGGCAGTAAGTGGTGGGTCAAAGCATTGAAGCCAAACCAAGGTCACGGTATGAGCATTGACTTGGTGATCGTGGACGAACTCTTTGACGTTAACCCCGACTCTGTTGAGGGCGGTCTGTTGCCGGCACAGCGCGCTCGCAAAAACCCGTTGGCTTGCTTTTTCTCTACAGCTGGCACAGAAGAATCCGTCCTATTCCAGCGCTGGCGTGAAGCAGGCATTCGAGCCATTGACAAAGGCGAACCGTCCACGATGTACATGGCGGAATGGTCACCTGACCCAAGCCTTGACCCGCTGCATCCAGCGTCATGGGCGTGGGGTAATCCTGCGCTTGGACACACGTTAGACATGGACACAATTAAGCAAGAGTCAACCAACCCTGATCGGGCGTCGTTCTTGCGCGCATCCCTAAACCTTTGGGTAAGTGTTGTCCGCGGATGGATTGAGCCAGGGCGTTGGCCGTCATTGGAATACACGGGGGACATCCCTAGCGGTGGCGTTGTGGCAATCGAATCTTCGCTGGACGACTCCCGATACAGCGCGACCAGATGCGTCAACTTGTCAGACGGTCGGGTGCTCGTCACCGTTGCGTTCATTGCCGAGTCAATTACAGAGCTGTGGGAGAACGTGCAGGAACTTGCCAAAGACCCCACGATCAGGTTTGCCTTGTCGCCTACCGTGGACGCAACCTGCCCACCGAACATCGAGCGCCGCCGAGTAGTCGTTGGCTATGCAGAATTAGGACGGTTTACACCGCTAGCCAAGAACATGATTGCCGAAGCACGTCTCTTGCACACGGGTGAAAAACTGCTTGCCGAACATGTCCAGCGCGCTGTTGCTGTTCGCACCGACAACACGATCGTGCTTTCGTCCAAGCGATCGCCTGGGCCTATTGAGTTGGCTCGCACGATGGTCTGGGGAATTGGCATGTGCGCGCGTCCAGCTCACACAGGTAAACCCATGCTGGTTGCCGTTAACCACTAACATTCTCGTCGGCGACCGCACGTTCTTGCCTTTTGTCGGAATCGGATAAGTCTCGTGCGGTTGCCACTTATATGGCAAAGTAGGACTATGGGATTATTTGATCGCAAAATAAGCAAGGCAGCAATTAGCCCTGCGCCAACTAAAGCGGCTGCAGCTGGTGGCTTTGCGCCTGGTTACTCGTCATCAAATGTTGGCGTCAACATGATCGGCCAGTACTACACCTACCGCGAAGGCGAACAACGCAACCTTGCAATGAGTGTTCCGACAATTGCGCGCGCGCGAAATCTCATGGCATCAACTATTGGCTCAATGCCATTGCGAATGTACCGAGAAGTCTGGAACGAAGCAGAAACAAAAATGGAGAAGGAATATCTTGCTCCGCGTTCGTGGTTGCGACGACCAGACCCAACTGTCCCGTACCAATTTCTCATGAGTTTTACTCTGGACGATTTAATGATGTTCGGAAGAGCTTTTTGGTATGTGACTTCGAGAACGGCTGACGGCATGCCTGCTTCCATGACGAGGTTGCCTGCCGGCAGCGTGACCACGACCGATCAGTCAGGTCCCGTCTGGTTTGCCCCGTCTTCACAGGTTTATTTCCAAGGCGGAGAAATTGACCCAGCAAACTTGATTCAATTCTTGTCACCAGCGCAAGGCTTGATTTATTCATCGCAAAGCGCAATTGAAACCGCGCTTAAACTTGAAGCAGCGCGCAATCGCAATGCGAGCTCATCGATTCCAGCGGGCGTCTTGAAACAAACTGGTGGTGAACCGTTAAGCGCGCAAGAACTTGCTGATCTTGCATCGGCGTTTAATGCGGCGCGCGCAACTAATCAGACTGCCGCGCTTAACGAGTATCTGTCTTACACAGAGACCAATTCAACGCCTGACAAAATGCTGTTGATTGAGGCATCGCAATACCAAAGTCTTGAGATGTCCAGAATCGCATCGGTCCCGCCATACCTTGTCGGCGTAGCAACTGGCGCGTACTCGTACCAGTCATCTCAGCAGGCTCGAGCAGACCTTTACTTGTTCGGCGTGAAGTTGTATGCCGACGCGATCGCTGGCGCGCTGTCAATGGACAACGTGCTACCTCGCGGAACATATGTTGAGTTTGACGCGCACGAATACCTAGAAGAAAACTTCATGGCCGACAGCATGGACAGAGAAGAAGTAAACATTGAAGAAAATACACAAGAGGAGATTGCATCATGATCAAATTAATTGCAGGAGATTTTACGATTGACGCTGCCAAAGGTGACGCGCCACGACGCTCAATCTCGGGCACAGCGGTTCCCTATAACGTTCCTGCAACGGTTTCTGATGGAACTTCTGTTATTTTCCGTCCAGGTTCTTTGCCAGTTGAGGGCAAAGCACCGCGCTTGTTTATGTACCACGACGCTTCAATGCCGGTGGGAATTGTGACCGAGCGTGTAGATACCGAGCAGGGAATGTTGTTTACAGCCAAGATCAGCGCCAGCAGTCAGGGCCAAGATGCCATGATCATGCTTCAAGAAACCGTGATTGACCAAGTATCCGTTGGCGTAAATCCGACCAAGTTCTCGTATGACGAATCAGGAACAATGATCATTGAAGCTGCGGATTGGACGGAACTTTCCCTCGTTCCAATCGGCGCGTTTGGTGACATGGCCAATATCGCTACCGTCGCAGCGAGTATCCACCAAGAGCCAGAAGAAGTAGTGTTAAATGAAGAAGTAGTCCCAGAACAGGAGATAGAACCTATGTCAGAAGTAACCGCACCAGCAGTTGAGGCAACAATCCCAACCGCGCCAATTTTTGCACAAGCCAAAAAAGAATTTGTTATGCCAAGCGTTGGCGAGTTCATGGCCGCTTACCACATCGGTGGCGACACGTTCAAAAACATGAACGCTGCAGTAGCCGAATACAGCGCGTCAAAGCGCACCTTATTGCAAGCAGCTGCAGGCGATGTGCTTACCACCGACACAACTGGTTTGTTGAACACCGTTGTGTTGCCGCCTTTAGTGCAGGACCTGAACTTCATTCGTCCTGTAGTCGAAGCATTGGGCGCACGCGCTTATCCTGACAATGGTCAGCAGAAAACATTTATCCGTCCAACGATCACCACGCACACCGCTGTTGGCACGCAGTCAACCGAATTGTCGGCAGTAACTGCACAGACAATGGTCATTGCGGCAAACTCGGTGGCAAAAACTACGCTAAGCGGTGCGGTGACCCTCTCAATTCAGGACATCGACTTCACGAGCCCCTCTGCAATGCAATTGATCTTGAACGACCTAATGGGCGAATACATGATCGCATCGGACAACTTTGCAGCAGACGCATTGCTTACCGCAGCAAACGCATCAGGCGTATGGGACGGCACCGTGGCCGACTTGCTCAAGTCTGTTTATGACAGCGCAGTTGACATCTCAAATGGCCGTAACTTCACCCCAACACACATGTTTGTTTCACCAGACGTATGGGGTCAACTCGGACAGCTTGCAGACACAACTGGCCGTCCAGTATTCCCATTCATCGGCGCTGGCCTCACCGGTCAGAACGCGCTCGGTGGCGGAAACGCAACATCATGGAACGGAAACCCACTCGGACTGCAGCTTGTAGTTGACAGCAACTTTGCTGCAAAGACCATGATCATCACCCGTGTTGGTCAAGGTTCAGGCGACGCATTCGAGTTTTACGAATCAATCCGTGGCTTAATGAGCGTTGAAGTACCTGCAACCCTCGGTCGCACAATGTCATTCCACGGATACGTCAGCACCTTTGCTGCAATCGGTGGCATGATTCGCAAGATCACCCAGGCTTAGTCGAGAGCGGAGCATCCGCTCATGGCTACATACACAGTTACTAACAAGTACCTGATTGACAACTTCGCCGTACTGCAACTTCTGACCCCATCGGAGATTGCAGTCGGCAGTTCAATCGTCGTTGCATCGGTGGATGCGACCTTTAACGGCTCGTATGTCGTAAGGGCGCTTCCGCAGTATTTGTTCCTAGGCGTTGATACACAGGGCGACCTGTTGTACGACTATCAGATACCGATTGCTGATCAGGTGCTTTACGCCAGGACCGCAAGCGATGTTGAACGTGTTGCAGCTTCTGGCACCGTTACCTATGAGCCTGTTTGCACGTGGGTTACCGCCGCGCAGGTTATGTCTTATCTTGGCATTACGATCACAAACCCGTCAGACGATTACACGTTGCTCACGCAGTCCGTGTCGGCTGGCAACCAGTTTGCATATCGCAGGCGTCAGGAATCGGGCTATATCGACTCCCTAACGACCTCGCCAGGCGGTGACGCAACATTGGGCACTTTGATGTATTGCGCCGCTCTATGGCGCTCTAGGGGCTCAATAGAGTCAACCTACGCCACGTTTGACGGCATGGGTTCAGCACCACAGCAAAGCCTCACCCCGATCGTTAAGCAACTCTTGGGTATCCCTCGTCCAGCGGTTGCTTGATGTCGTACACCGACCTGTTTAACGAAGCGATTGATGATGTCACCGCAACGCTGACCGCAGTCACTTCTTTGCGCGTTGTCAACGACCCAACAAAACTTGCACCTAATTGCGTGTACTTGGACGCGCCAAACTTCACCACGTTTGCAGGCAACGGCAACATCGTGCGCCTCGAGTTCCCGATCAAAGTCATTGGCTCTGGGCCTGCAGGTCTGCCGGTGCTCCGTTCAATCTTGAGCATCGTGGCAACCGTGCTTGGCTCGTCAATCATCGTAATGGCTGGCCGTCCGTCAAGCCTTGAGATTGGTGGCGCGTTGTACCCGTGCTACGACCTTGATTGCGCTA